CGCTTGATCTGCTTGAGGTTCATCAAGTAGTCAGCAGCCCACGTGACCGACATCGTCTTGCCCGTGCCGGGGTCGTTAAAACAAAACGCCCTGCGGTGCAGCGTCAAGAACGCGGAGGTCTGCTTCTGGTGTGCGAACGGGTCGTATATGCCGGGCCAATCGTATTTGGCAATGATCGGGGAGGGCACGTTCTTGATCTTGAGGTTCTTTAAAACCTGCGCTTCTTCCAACCCCCAGTGGACCATCACGGTGCTGAGTGGGCCGTCTTCAACAAGTGCGCTCTTGGGTATGACGCTCAGGACCTTGTGCGGGTTCTTGAGTCGTAGCTTCAGGGCTTTGCCTTGAATGATTTCCATGTGTTCTCCAATGCAGAATATCCCGAAAGTGGAATCCACGTTCGGGTCTGAGGTTGGCACCTTACGGGTGCCACTCGGTTGGATCGCCCCTTACGAAAGGACAGGGTCTCCAACTGGTACGGTTTAAGGGTTCAAATCTTGAAACACCCCCGCAGCCCCACTCATACCTGACGGGCTGCGTATTCCAAGTTCACTTGGGTTTGTTCTTCTTCACGGTGTGGTCGCTGTTGCGACTGAACGACCGGTTTGCTGAAGCCGTCTTGAGCTGCAGGTTGCTTTTGCTGGTGCTTCCACCTTTAGATAGTGGGCGCTTGTGGTCAATATCCTTGCCCTTGCGGTCGATACCCTCTCGGTCATACAGGTCGCGGGCGTTCTCTCTTTTACGTCTTGCATCTGCTTCACTTTCTCCCCGTGCCAGTTGTTGCTGGTACTCTTTTTTGTATGGTCTTGGTTTGTTTACGAATGGCATTTCACTTTCTCCCACAATGGGTGCACTCTGTCACCCAGCAATACTGCTTACACAGGCCGTTTGGTTTCGCGTTCCATACGCCTGAACTGTACGCACCTTCCAGCATGGTCACGGTAGGCATCCAGTTGCCCCAATAGCGATGCTGTTGTTGTGCTTCATAGACTGTAGGGACAAACTTATCCTCGGTCAAGAACAACAATCCACCTTTGACAACGGTGATCTTGGGGAACATTTTGAACACCGCCAGCGCCATGAGTTCGAGCTGGCCAAGGTCTGCATACTTTGATTTGCCCAGCTTGTAATCCACGACTCGGGCTTCGCCCTTTTCCTCGTTGATGATCAGCAGGTCAGCCACCCCACGGAACCAGCACTCTTTGTCAAAGAAGTCGCATGGCTCCAAGGATTCGGTCAGCGCTACCTTGAACTCACAGTACTTGTCACCGGGAATCTTGATGAGGCTGTCCAGCGCGGGCTTGATGAAATCGTACTTGGCGGGGATTGGCTTGCCATCCCGCACGTATAACTCAGCGGCTTCATGCACCAGCTTGCCATACAGGGCAGCTTCGCCTTCGGGCTCCTTGACGTCCTTGGCCACCTTGGCGTGATAAAACTTCTTGGGGCATGTCGTGAAGGTCTTCAGGCTGCTGAAGCTCCATGCTGGGATGGTGGGCATTTGGTTCCTTAGCAATCACCGTAACTGTCGCCCATGCCGCTTTCGCAGTTGACAGGCAATCCTTCAGCCCACGCAGGAACCCATCGCATGCAGGTTTCTACGTAAGCCCGTGCTTCATCGGCTTCTTCCCGCCTCGCAACGATACCAATGGCATCATGCACGGTAAGGACAACCTTGTACCGTTTGGCGATTTTCAGCATTTGTTCACCGATGATACACCTCGCCACGGCCTGTGTGAAGTTCTCAACGACCTTTCCACCATAAATTTTGTTGGGTCCTGTGCGGGTGTCGTAAACGAACTGCCGCTTGCCCTCAGCATCAGCTATCTCACGGATGCCGTTGTAGTAGATGTACAGCCCGTTGGGCAGCAAGATGCCCTTGTCGTCCACAGTGAGCAGGTCGTTGCGCCCCAGCTTCATCGTCTGGCCGCGCACCATGCACCTCAAGGCATCCTGCGACTCACGCCAAAGCTGCGGGATCATGGGGTACTTGGTGCGGTATGTGGCGATCGCCTTGGCCGCTTCCTCAAGTGGCATGTCCACACCGAACGTCTTGAGCTGGGCTTGGAACTTGGGGCCGCCCATGCCATACCCTGCACCAAGGATGGTGGTCTTACCCACAAACCCTGCGTCCTTGTCCGGCTCGGTCTCCACACCGTCCACGACCACCTTGCGCTTGCGGTTGACAGGTCGCCCGTAAATGTCCGAAGCCATGTCCGAGTAGATGTCATCCCCGTTGGCAAACGCCGCAACCAAGTCATTCTGGTTGGCTTCCCACGCCAGCGTGCGGGCTTCGATCTGTGAGGAGTCCGCATCGATGAACACGTAGCCCTCGGGTGCGAGGATCGCCTTCTTGAGCTTGCCTGCGTTGGGGCCACGGCTTGGCAGGTTCTGCAGGTTCACAGAGTCCGCACCGCCCCAGCGCCCCGTGTGGGCAGCGTAGTACTTGAGCGGCACAGGGAACACCCCGTTGCGTTGCCCGATGTTGATGAACCGTTGCGTGCGGGTTTCCTCCAGCGTGGATTTAGTACCCAGACGCGCAGCGCATAGCGCCTGTACACGCACGTCCTCGTGCTGCAGCAAGGCTTTGAACGGCTCATCGCTCTTGGCGAACGCGTAGGTTTCTTTGCCCGTGAGCATGCTGATCTTCCTCGGGATGCTCGGCACAACGCGCTGACCTTTCTCATCGACCAGCGCTTCAAGGATGGCCGCGAACTTGGGGTTGCTCATCAGCTCCTTGCGGATGCCCGCACGGGTCTCCTCGTCCCCGAGGATTTGTTGCAGTGCCAAGTCCTTACGGCCGATCGCACTCAGCGCGTTAACCAGATGCCCTTGCTTTTGTGCAGCGGTGTCTTCAAGGTGAAGCTCCAGCGCTCGGCTATCCAGCCTGAGTACGGGCTCCACGTACATCTTCAGCGTCAGGTCGATCAGCTTGAGTTCAATCGGTGGGAAGCCTGCAGCCATCATTTTGTGGAAGATGGTATGCGTCAGCTCCACGTCGTTTTTGCAATACGCGCCGTATTGCGCAAGCTCGTGGGAGGAGAACTGGTGGCTTCGTTTGCCCTTGGCGTCCAGCACCTCGGTTCCTTTGACGCCTGCGCCGTAGCGTTCGGCCATCGCCTTGAGGGAACCCCCAGCTTCAACGCCATGCAGGGCACGGCCCATCGACAGGGTGTCCAGCCAGCCCTTGGGTTTGATGCCGTACTTCCACGACATGATGGCCCCATCGAACATGGTGTTGTGCGCCAGCACAAACGCATTGGCCCACGGCAAGTTACGCAGTTCCCGACGCAGTTCCCGTTCCATTAACCCACGTGACATCCAAACTGCAGGCTCATTGTCGATCTTGTACGCAAAGCCGATAGCTTCAAAGCGGGGGTCGTTCACATACTCTTCGGTGCTGAGCTTGGTCAGGCTGTAGTCCGAGTCGTAGAAGGTTTCAAAGTCGATGGTGATCAATTTAGCCACGGTCACGCCCCCGCATATTGGCTTCGATAATGGTGTCCATCTGCGACCGCAGTTGTGTGTTGAGGCCCGTGGCGGTGATGTTTGCCGCGTACTGTTGCCCGGAACCTAGGACGGCTTGGCCAATTACATTGGCGTATCGTTGGCTATCAGCGTAGTCTCCGCTGCTTAGCCCCTTGGTCGAGCTGGCCATATTTTTTGCGTCCCTTATCAGGTAGCCTTCCTTCAGTTCTGGCCCCGCCAGTATGCTCTTGAGCATGCTCTTGTACTCGCGGGCACGGTAGATTTCGCGGTACTTTGCCAGCATCAAGTCGATTTCAAACTTATCGTACGCCCACAGCACTTGGCGGTCGGGCATGGGTCTGTTTCCGGTGTAAGCCCCAGCGTAACGCTCCAGCGCTTCGCACAGTGAGTTCCACCGCCCGTAGTGTTCAAACTCTTCAGGGTTGCTGTCCATACGCTGCAGCACCAGCTTTACAAAATCACATGGTTCGTTCATAAAAGCACCATCAACGCATCTACGGCGTCCAAATTTGTTTCGTTGACAACCAGCGCAAACCCATCGGCTTGCCTGATCCTTGCAATCTCCATCTCCTGCAGCACGGTGGTCTTGCCTTTACCCGCCTTACATTCGATGGAGAAGAACCTTCCGTTCTTGCACCCCACCACATCGGGGATGCCTTGCCTGCCGTATCCGTTGGCAGGGGGTTTGAAGTAGTACGCGCCGTGGGCGTCCAGAATCTTGCACACGGCAGCTTTGACCTTGCCTTCAGGCGTTTGGGCCATAGGGGTACCCCGCCACTTCTTTGAGCTTCTGCATGTAGTGTTGGGCCTTGCCTGCGTCATCACTGCCGTCCTTGCGCCCAGCACGCAGGCTGTACTTAATGATGTTGCCTTTGAGGAACCCTACGAACTCCTCGTGCGTCAGCACGGCTTCCATGATGTGCCAAGGCTGGATCGGCATGTCCTTGTAGTGGCTACCGCTGACCTGCATGTCATCGGCTGAAGTGCCGTTGATGCCTTTGTTCAAGCGGCTTGTCTTTATCATTTGCTGCAGCTCCTGCTCTTCCTCGGGGGTAAGAGTTGGGGGGAGTTCAGGGAACAGTTCCATTTGTTGCATTTCATTTTCTCCTTCGTTTAGGTTCAGGTGGGGGGCAGTTCTCTGGGGGTACAACGACGCACCAGATAGCCATTGGGGGGTTACCATTTTGCCGCACCCATCTGTCGATGTACGTGTCGGGCATTGTGCTGAGCAGCTTGCGTATGTTGCTTGGCTCTCGCTCAAGGTAGTTGGCAATCGTGCCAACGTCCAGCCCGTCAGGGTTGTTTATAAGCAACGTGCGCAGTGAAGGTGTTGTGTTGGTTCGCATTAAAGTTCGTGCTTATTGAGGAATGGTTTGATCTGCGGTGTGGCCCGGCT